GGAGGAGATGACCTGATTTGTACATCAATATCATCTTGTTGTAAAGGGGTAGGTCTAAAGTTTTTTGCAGCTTCTACGCGCATCTTAGCGTCTGTCATGGCCTCTTGTGCCTCTAACAGAGCATCAGAATCGCCTGCTTCGTATGCTTCTTTGTACTTACGCTTGGCATTTTCAAGCTCGGCATGTGTTGCCGCCTTGATTGTTTCAGAATAAGTCTGTTCGCCCGTGCTCACGTGCTGTTTCAGACGTTTATTCTCGTCCAAAATGTGCTGTGTGATGCGTTCTAGCTCTTGTTTCTCGCGTGCAAGGGCTTCTTTGGCGCGGCGCTCGTCATGACGGGCGTGTGTTAGCTCTTTGATGCGCTTTTTGACACCATCAGAGTACGAATCGAGTTCATCATCAGACGGATCATCCACATTACGATCTAATGGCTTGCGGCCACGGTCTTCTTGAGGGGTGTCGTCAACGATTTCTATCTCAATTTCAGTACTTTCGCTCTCTTTTTCTGCGGAAGTGTCTTCAACTTCGTCAGGAAACTTGTATGGTTCAGCCATTTTCTTCCTTTCAAGCGCGGGTTAAGCCGCGAGGGTCTTGCACAACAGCATCAACTTGGTCGTCGTTGATGAGACGGAACTCTTTGCCAAAGATTTTGAATCTTGTGCCAGAGTAGGTACGTACTAAAACAAAATCACCTTCTTTGCACCATGCTCCGTTAGGAAACTTGGCGGTGTCGTTGTACGCATCAGGGCCAACTTTCAAAACAAACAACACAGTGGTTGCTGTTTCTTCTTGACGCATGCTTTCGATTGGTCGGACTAAGTCCAGACTTGTACCATCCACTCGTTCAGAGATGTCGGGCACAGCGCAAAGAATCTTCCAACCTGTGGGGATTGGGAGTTGCGTGGCCTTTAGCTCATCGGTAGCTTCGGTTTCAGGTGCATCCAAAGGTTGGATGGGTTCAGGCAGTGCAAAAGCACCGGGGGTTAAATCAATATCACTCATCTGATTGTTCAACTTTCTGTGCAAGGTCAAGGAGATAACGCTCTGCGAGGGCTAGACCCTGAATCACCCCGCAAAGTTTTTGATACTCTTCAAATGTGCGACACCCCCCACCTGACAAATCGTCAGCGTAGTTGTTCATGTCAGTGCGTATTTTTTCGCGCAAAACGCGTGCGAATTCTTGGATCATGATTTAGGTTCCGTTTTAGGTTGGTTGCGTGCTTGCAGATCCATTTGAGCTTTGTTCTTGGCAATATCAGCGCCCATCTGAATACCAGCGCGTTCCTGCTCAAACTGAGATTTGGTTTTGCTTTCGTTGATTTGTGCGCCCACTTTAAGAGCGTCAAGTTCCAAACGACCACTGACTTTTTGCTCTTCCAACTCTTGCTTGTCGGTGGCAATGGTTGCGTCCATCATCAACTTCTGTTTCTTCAACTCCAACTCGCCCTGCTTGATCTGCAACTCTTGCAACTGCATCTGAACCACGGGGTCTTGTGCTTGCTGTTGTGCTTGCATCTGCGCGGCTTTTGCTTGGTCTTGTTGCAACACTTGGTTGGCCGCTTGCGCCATCATTGCTGACAAAGCTAACTCCACGTTCGGTGGCAACTTCTCATCTTCGGGCGGCAGTGGCATACCAAGTTGCTGCTCAATCTTCTGACGCATCATGTAGCCAACGTGTTCTGCAACGTGTGCAGTAAGCGCCGCTTGAATGGCTGGAGCACGGGGGTTCTGACCAATGAACTGTTGAATCAGTGGGTCTTGCAGCAGCATCATGTGCACTTGGATGTGTGACTGATGGTCTTGATACATAAACGCTTTGAGCGGTTTGCCCTTGAGCACATTCTGGTTCTCAGACACAGGATCAGTGGGCTTCTGGTCTTCTTCAAGCGGCACCAACTTAGCTGCGTTTTTAATACCTAACACCTCCAACATACTACGGTGCAGTTGGGGTAAGTCATAGATGTCAGGCGCCATCTGCGCCATCTGAATCACAGCTTGGTACTGCACAACACGTTGACTCATGGTCGCGGCGTTGGGGTCAGACACAGGAATCACATCTACGTGGTTGTAGTCAGACTGCTTAGCGCGTGGGCCTTTGGTGCCCTCTGGCTCATACAAATAATCAGTGTCAGAGTAATCACGAATGATGTTCTTAAGCAGACCCAACTCTTGCTTCAACGCAAAGTGCACACGGGCTTGAACAGCCGTCATGACTTTCAACTGACGTTCTAACAGTGCCAGTGTTGTACCGACAGGAGCGTTGCCACTCATGTCAGACACCTTCATATCAGCGGTGGCGGCAAACCTGCGACCTTCTTCCACAATGTTCTGAAGCAATGTGTACAAAGTTTGGCTTGGCTCTTTGTATGGCAGGGGTAAGATGTTGTCACGGATCGTGCCAGAGCCTACATCTACATCACGGAACTCTCCGGGTGCGATGGGGGTGTCGTCGCCTTTGATTCGCAAGCCACGGGTCTTAAGTCCACCGGGCAGGTTGGCAAGTGTTCCTGCATCGATGAGTTGACGCATGAGAGAGGTAGCGGATTTAGCAAAGCCTCCGATAAGATGGAAAAGCCCGAAGCCGTAAGCTCCAAAACCCGGGATATATTGGTAGTGCACAAAGTGCTGACGCTTGAGTTTAAGTGGGTCATCTTCGTTCCAATTACGGCGAATGGCCAACACATCGTTGGTACCTTTGATGAGTGTTACCACGTACGGCAACATGATGCCGGTGGGTTCACCATCATCTTCATCTTCAAAGCCTTTGAGGTCTAGGTCAACGTGGCACTCATACAGTGTGTAACGATCATCATTGAGGTCACTAAAACCTGTCTCTTTGTCTTTGGCTTTCTGAATATCACTGATGGATTTATCAGGTTCAGACAACTCAATATCACGGTAGAACCCAGCTTGTTGCAGCTTGAGAATTTCGTTCTTTGTTTTGCGCATCACGTGTGTAATGCGGTAGCACGTATCCATCTCTGTTGTGCCGTACGGCAAGATGATGTCTTCGGCTGGAATGAAGATCGATACTTGACGTCCCAAATTGGGATCGTAGTACACCTTCTTAAACGCTGAACCTGTGGCTGGCAGTGACCACAACATGCGCTCATGCTCTGGGCGGAACTCAACCATCTTCTCTGTCAACTGATAGTTCATATCATCTTGAACACGGGCGGCGGCTTCCTTCTTCTCGGGTGTCTCCTTACCAATGATCTTGGTACGCACTGGCCCTTGCGCGGGGAACGTCTCAGTGATTGTCTCTGCTTGGAAGCGAACAACGGCTTCTGTAATCATGGGGTGGAACACACCTGACGCACCGTTCCAAGGTTCTGTGCGCTCTTCCATCTGCAAGCCCAACAGCTTCAAACCTTCTGTGTATGCTTTCTCCCAATCCTTGCGTGAGGCTTTGTCGTTGTCAATGTCAGAACACAACTCACTTGCCATAGATTGCAGTGCACTATCAGCTACTTCATCGGCCAAGTTATCAGAGAAGGTGTCGTCGTCCCCTTCACCAATGCTGATCTCCATGTCACCTATTGAAATGTTGACTTCTTCAGGGTCAACAATCTCAATCTCAATCGCCTCTTCGTCTTGCGCTAATGCGTCGATCCCTGCAGGTTGTTGGTACAGTGCTTTGTCAATATTGGTAGCCATATTTGATCCTTAGTAATACGCCGCTTTACGGGGTATTGAGTAAATGTCATCTTTTTCGTCGCTGTCCAAGCTGATGAATCCACCATTCCTGAACCGAGCTAACGCCATACTTGTGCAGTCAACCATGTCATCATGATCTGACGCGGGGAACGCAGCCACCTGCTCCACAACTTCCTCTGCCCAGCGTCTCCCCGCAGGATACCAGACCATGCCCGATCTGAAAATATCTGACACTGCATTCAGCCGTGCAACTTTATCACCTGTGCCCCTGTGTGGGGTGAACTCTTGGACAGGAATCCCCATGCGCCTGAACTCTTGGAACAGGGGTGTACCGCTGGACTTCTTCTCCACAATAAACGCATCTGGTTCCCACTCTTTGTATTCTTCCATCGCCAAGTCTTTAAGTTCAGCAAACTCCACCCGTTTGTTGATGGCGTTCATCAGGATGATGTGGGGCTTCTCCCCTGTAAGTTTGTGGGT